TCGCAACCGTATCTCGGAGTCATAGACACATGGGACTGATCGACAACTTGCTCAAAGCAATGCGCCGTGAGCCTACCGAGGTTGACCGTGAATACACGGCATCGACGATCAGGACTGGCGACGAGCTGCAGAACACGCAAGCATCGACGAACCCGAAGGACTTCGCCCGAGTCGGCAGAGCGCTCGCAGGCAGCGTATACAACGCCGCCACGCTCGTCGCCCGTGAAGCGTCGAAGGGCGAGATGAAGCTGTATCGCAAGAAGTCCGGCGTGCGTGGTGCGAAGGCGATGCAAGCCAACGCCGCCGAGGATGTCGAGCAAGTGACCGATCACCCGGTGCTTGATCTGTTGCATGATCCAGATCCGAGCACGACCTACTGCGACTTCATGACGCTGGTCTACTGGTATCGAGAGGTGACAGGCAAGGCGTATATCTGGGTAGGCGGCGAGAAGCCCGTCGGCCTGTTCCTGCTTCACCCGCAATACACCAAGCCGATCGTCAAGAAGGGCATCGGTATCGAAGAGTTCCTGTACGGGCGCGACAATCTCACGCCGATGCGTGTGCCTGCATCGCAGGTCGTTGTGACTCGCTACATGCCCGATCCGTTCGCACCGTGGGACGGCGTGTCGTGGGTCAACTCGATCGAGCAATATGCCGACATGGAGAACGCCGCAGTCATGTCGGAAGTGCAGCGCTGGAAGAACAGCGGGCAGTACGGCATGATCGTCAAGGCCCCGGCAAGCTACAACGATCAACAGCTCAAGCAGCTCGAATCGTCGCTAAGAGGCAAAGGCGGCCCGCTTGCGGCAGGCCGTGCGCTGATCGTTCGAGATCTTGAAGTGGTCGAGGCGGGAAGCAAGCCGCACGAGATGAACTATCTCGAAGGTCTTGAGCAGGCCGAGCGTGCGATCTATCGAGCGGCTGGCGTGCCCGAGGCGATCTGGAAGCTGAACGATGCGAACCTTGCGAGTGCATCGGCAGCCGATCCGATCTGGCAGCGCAACATCTACGAGCGGCAGCAGCGAGTGGCGCAGGACTTGACCGAGTGGTTGTTGCCGATGTTCGGCATCGAGCCCGGCACGATGTGGTTTGCATACGACAACCCGTCGCAGGACGATGTGGAGCTGCAGACGAATCGCATGGCGGCGGGCTTCACGAATGGCGCTGTGTACTTGAACGAGTACCGTCAGGCGTTGGGCCTGAATCCTTTGCCCGATGAGCAGAACGTACTCGGCAAGCCGACAGTCACAGGCGCTCCGATGGGATATGAGATCGAGGCCGAAGAGCCAGAGGAAGTCGAGATCGAAGAAGAAGAGCTCGATGAAGTCGAGACTGAGCAAGTCGAGCAACCAGAGCCGATCGACACCGAAGCGATGCCAACGATCGACGCTGCGACGAGCGGCGTGAATGTCTCCGCTACAGCTCTCAACGGTGCGCAGGTACAAGCGCTTGCGGATCTTGCCGGACAAGTTGCGCTCGGTCAGTTGCCGCTTGAATCGGCACGAGCGATCGCAGGCGCTGCGTTCCCGACAGTCGATCCTGCAATACTTGACTCGGTGTTCGATCCGTTGCGAAAGTTCACGCCAGATACTGAAGCGAAGGAGCTTGGCGAATATGAGATCAGCGAGAAGGCGCAGCGATACCTCGACGCTATCGAGCGAATCCGTGCCGAGCGATCGAAGTCTGTTGACGGTGGAGCCGATGTTTCAACGCCAACTGGCGAACCTGCTAGCGGCACGCCTGCTGATGCTAGTGGCAAGGCGGCAGATCGAACCCCGCCACAAGGCGCAAGGGAAGAGGCCGAGCGTGGACTCGCTTGGCGACAAGAGTACGGACGAGGCGGCACTGCTGTCGGCGTGGCTAGAGCAAGAGACATCGCGAACGGAGCGAACCTGAGCGACGACACGATCATGCGCATGGTCAGCTACTTCGCACGGCACGAGGTCGATAAGCAAGGCCAAGGATGGAGCCAAGGCGAGGAAGGCTATCCGTCAGCGGGTCGAATCGCTTGGGCCTTGTGGGGCGGAGATCCCGGCAGGACATGGGCCAACGCCGAAGCGGCGAAGATCGACGACAACGAAGAGAAGATGTGCGGCGACAAGGCCGAGGAGCCTGTCGCACAAATCGCCGACGAAGGCCCGATCAATCTTGAAGTGGTCGAGGTCGAACCGATGCCGATCGACGCTGCCGAATGCACATGCTCGAAGTGCATCGACATCAAAGCGACATCCGACGACGAGGATCGCCTCACACCGAGCGAGAAGATGCAGCGCGAGATCAAGCGTGCGCTTGAAGCATGGATGCAATCGGCGCTGCTCAATGCGATCAGCTCGCTTGGCATGGACGGCAAGTTCGACGAGTCGGCGTTCGATCCGAAGAAGCTCGAAGAAGTGACCAAGCGAGTCATCGAGCGAGCGTTCGAGGCAGGCGCATCGGCGAGGCTCGACGCATCGGGTATGCGTGACGTGCCTCCGCTGTCAACGAATCCGGCTCGTGACTACATCGCCAAGTACAACTTCGAGCTCGTGCAGGGCGTGACGAACACGATGAAGGATCAGCTTCGCAACGCTATCGACCGTGAGCTTGTGAAGGGCGAGAAGCTCGAAGGCTTCACGCTGAACCAGTTGCAAGAGCGCATCACGAACGAAGTGGCGAACATGCCAGAGAACCGTGCCGAAGTCGTGGCACGCACCGAGACTGCGCGTGCCTATGCGCATGGTTCGATGAAGCAGGCCGAGGAGCTCGGATTCGACAAGAAGTACTGGAGTCTCGGCGGCAACCCGTGCGGCCTGTGCCAAGCGGCTGCGGCGACGTTCGGCAAGAGCAATGCGATTCCGATTGGTCAGCCGTACTACAGGCCGGGCGAGACGATCATGGGAACAGACGGCAAGGCGTACACGGTGAAGATGCCGATCATGGCACCGAGCGACGTGCACCCGAACTGCGTGTGTGTCAACATCGAGGAGATGTCAGAATGAATAGCGAATACATCGGCGCTGCTATCGAGCGCATGACCAAGCACCTGAGCGACAAGGGATACAAGGCGGCGGGCAAGATCGCAATTAAGAACGTGCACGGCGCACCCGAGCTTGCGATGCCGACGAAGGCCGGGCCGTTCGAGATCCTGTCGTGGGCGACACGCAACACCGTGGACATGGAAGGCGAAGTCGTGCTGCCCGAGGGCGCTGACACTTCGTACTTCTCGAAGAATCGCACGCTGTTCGTCGATCACGAGTACGACATCATGAAGGCCGTCGGCAAGATGCGCAACATGAAGATGACACCGCAGGGCTGGTTGCTGCGTGGTGCGCTTGTGAACAATCCCGAGAACCCGTACCGCAACCAAGTGCAGAGCTTGGCCGAGGCTGGCAACATCGGCATGAGTATCGGCTTCGAGGTGCTTGATGCGTCAGCGCCGACTGCCGACGAGCGCAAATCGTATCCGAATGCACGAGGCATCATCCGTGCATGGAAGCTGCTCGAAGTCAGCTATACGGCGATGCCGATGAATCAGGATTGTCAGAGCGACATGGTGCCGATGACGCAACCAGAGCCCGTCAAGGCGACGCGGCGCGTGGTTATTTTCTGAGCTTGTTATTCTGATTCTCGTCTCTGCGGCAAAGTCCGAGGACGGCGGCTACAAGCCCCACGATCCTGCACAGCGTCTCAAGAGTGGCACACGCACACTTAGGAGGCCTGTCAATGGACTGGTCGAAAGTGCTGAACTTTGCGAAGAAGGAAGGCTACACGGGCAGCGACACCGACGCCGCTGCCGTGCAGGGATATCTCGCGTCGAAATCAATCACGCTCGCCGACGCTGACGGCAACGATCTCGATCTCGTTGCACTTGCGGCGAAGCCCGTCGAACCTGAGCCTGTCGCTCAGATCGAAACCGATACCAAGTCGATCGAAACACTGTCACAAGAGAACGAAGCCCTGCGTGAGCAGGCACGTCAGGCGGCATCGGCGCTCGTAAACGCCGGAGCCGTTCCTGTCGCAATCATCAAGGAGAAGTCAATGAAGTCCGACATCAGCAAGAAGATGTACGATGCGAAGCCGAAGAAGGCTTTCGTCGATGCGGATCAGGCCGAGATCTTCGGCGCTACCGCTCGCCTCTCGATCATGGGAGGCAAGAACTATGCCCAGAAGTCCAACGACATCGAGATCGCCAAGAAAGGCCAAGTCGAGTTCGACAACGCACTCGGCGGCTACCTCGTGCCCGAGGAGTTCGTTGCGCAGTTGATCTATGCGACCGAGCCTTACGGCACGGCGCGCAAGGTTGCGAACGTGGTTCGCATGGCCCGTGATCTGACCCGTGTTCCTCGCAAGACCGGCATCGCCACGATGTCGTGGGCGGGCGAAGGTCAGAGCACGACGGTCAGCAACAACGGCTACGACAACGTCGAGCTCGCCGCTCGCAAGCTTCAGCTCCTCATGCAGGCCTCGAACGAGCTGCTTGACGACGCTGCGGTGAGCGTTGCCGACGATCTCGCTGCGTCGATGCGTGAAGCGTATGACAAGGCGATCGACGAGGCGTACTTCAACGGCGACGGCACGAGCACCTATGGCGGGTACATCGGATTGAAGAACGCTCTTCCGTCCGCTGCGTACGTCGATGCCTCGGGCAACGCTTGGTCAGCGATCACCAGCGCCGACTTCACCAAGGCGCTCGGATCGCTTGAGAACGTGGACTCCTCGCGCATCGCCATGGTGTGCAGCCGTCAGTTCTACTTCCAAGTCATGCTGCGTCTTGAGAAGGCGACGAGTCAGTTCAAGGATCTCGCAGGCCCGGCGCTCGCTGGAGCTGATGCGTCCTTCCTTGGCTATCCCGTGTACTTCTCTCAGGTCATGCCGACTGCTTCGGCCTCGACCACCAAGAGCGTCTACATCGGCGACTTCGTCGGCGGCTCGATCGTCGGCGAGCGTCGTGACTTGACGATCGCTTCGAGCGAGCACTATGCGTTCAACACCGACACTTGGACTTGGCGTGCGACCGCTCGTGCGGCGATCGCTATCCACGGTGACGGTCGTGGCTCGACTTACGGCAACATCGTCGCCCTCGAAACCACGTAATCTGTAAACTCTCACACAAGGAGATCAATCTATGGTTCTCGGAACTCTCAGCAAATCCATCGTCGTGACTCCCTCGGCGACGGTTGCGACGAACGCCACCGCTTCGGCGGGCCCGTTCGACATCGCAGGCTTCGACAGCGTGCAGATCAAGTGCATCCACCAAGCGGCGACCGCGACCAACGCATCCGTGAAGTG